CAGCCATTTTACCACACTCCTATATTATATTTTAAAATTTCTCTCATTGTTGGAGTTACTAATTTGGGTGGCCTATGCCACACTCCTCTGTTTGGTGTCACGAAGGGCACTCCACCAAAACGTTTTATTGTTGGTTGACCTTCCGACCATTCCCCCGTTGGTAAAGAAGAAGAAAAATTCGCTGTCCAACGAGCAATACCTTTAGAAATACGAAGTTCGTCAATCCAACCATTAAAATAATGGAGTGCCGCACTAAACGCACCTATGTAAAGCGGCTGAGCTAAATTTCCTAAATCATTTGTACCAATTACAGTTGCTTCTATAAGGGTTTGAGATACTCCATCTATATATATATTTAGTGATGTTCCATTCCTTACAACAGCTATGTGATACCAAGTATTTATCACCCCACCCCAATCATTAGTCATTATATAATTTGCTTTTGCCACTCCGCCAACTGCGGCATAAAATCCAAGCTTATTACCACTATTGTTTCTAAAAATACCCCACATATAATCAGCACTACCATCGTCTTGAGCAACTAAATAGTCGTAGTCATTTGGTAGTGCGAGAAACCTCACCCAAAAATCTATAGTAAAATTGCCTGCCGCAAAATACCAATCATCACTATCAGGAGTAGATAAATAATCTCCATCTCCAGCAAATAACCCGCTTGCTCCACCAAATTTAGATTGAGCAGTGTCTATCTGGGCGTTCCCATAAGTAGTCCAGGTATGAGTTCCGCCAAAAGCCCCATCGGTGAATACGACAGAAGCATCGACCCCATTCATGTGAAGTAATGATACAGTATAAGAATCGTTACCTGCCATATTTTAAACCCCTTGGTAATACAAGATTGGGAATGATAATTCCATGTCTCATGCCTCAATTATTGAGCTAGGAGGCTTATTGAATATCATCTCTCGCAACGTGCACCCACCTCCCTGCAATCTCCCTTCACTCTATGCTATCACGAGCAACCCAATAGTCATCTCCGAGCATCCCTTCCCCTGTGGAGACATCTTTAACTCTATCTGGAAAATCTTCCCTTGCCCAATCCTCAAGCTGGTAATCAGTGAGTATTTGATTGTAGTGCTCCTTGTGCTCCTTGAGAATGGCCCCCCAGCCAGCTTCAATTACTCCTCTCCAATGCCCACCAGTCATAGTTCCTTCTGCTTTACCTAGCTCATCTCTAATCTTCATGAGCAAGCACCTAATAGTTGCATGCTCCTCCACTAAGTCCTCTGGAAGGACAGGAGAGTCACTATCTCCAAGCGTGGCTACCTTGAGCTTACCAAACACTCTACAGGGATAAACCTGATCACTAGGAGGGTAGATCTCTATCTGAGTAAGCCCAGAGCTATCATTCTGTCCATAAGCCCAATATGCTGGTGGGCCATTAAGAGTGCGCCCAGGATCAATCGAGTTGAAGTAGGCTTGATTCTTTTTGGGAAGCCTATTCTCATAAGAGACTACATTGCTAACTATACCTACTGTAAGAGGAACGGTATAGAGCAGCTGCATTATAGTGAAAGCTTCCGGAGTAGTAACCGCCACACTAGGCCAATCTTGCAGGAGAAGAGTGGTCGTAGGAGTAACAGTCGATATTAGGAATAGGCTATCTGTATAGTGAAATCTCATATATCTCCCAGCCATTCCTGCAACGAAGGTAGCCCCTCCACTTCCAGTGACTATCCCTCCAGTAGTGATTGCAGCTAGGCCAGTGGAGTAAATAGCAGCAGTCGCAACCAATCGCACTCCCTTCAGCATATTCCAATCCATGCTGGCGAGTTGCTTATAACTGTTCTGTATCTCGGCTGAGATAATGGCAGGATGGATGCCAGGGACAAGGCGCAGGATATCATTCTTCATTGTAGTCAGGGACATTACCATCTCCTATGGATAAGTTTGCAGGTCCAGTTAAAGGTTGTACCACCCTTAGCTGAACAGATTGTCACTCCTGTGGCGGAGGGGTTATTGATCATCTTTGCTATGATCGTAGGAGCTACCTTAAACATATCATACCCTTGCTATCAACAGAGCACCACTACTAAGTAGAGATAGATTTAATGGCCCTGTAAAAGGCTGCCCCTTGTCACCGAACCATTTACTATTCCCCATACCAGCAACGATACAGGTAAAGGAGCACACAACAGCCCCATCTGCATCGAGAAGTAAAGCCTTATCCCCTATAGCAGTAGGATTAACCCACTCAACTGACTTGAAAATGTTAACTACTCTCCCAGTGACTATTGGATTAGCAGCTTGATCTAGGTAGATTGGATCAACTTGAATATTATTAGCCATTTTGCTCCTCCCTTAAATAATTACTTCTATAATTGCGCCTTGCTAATGGGTCTTGTATGTCTAGCATAGAATGAGAAAAAGAGGAGAGCAACTAGCACTCTCCTCTCTGTTAATTGATTACTTCTCCCACCAGCCCATCTCAAATTCAAACTGAGAGGCAGCAGCACACGCTGATCCATACATATGGAGCACAAAATTCTGATTAGGCCCGATTACACAAGGAGGAACACCATAAGATACACTCATGATCGCTGCTGAGTTAACGGGAGCAACATCTCCTTCAATCTTACCAAAGATAATTGTAATCTGATCTTTGATAATCATTAATCGAGGTAATGCTAATAAATTGAACAGCAATCTCCGACTGGCAGGGATAGCACAGACCAGAGCTCCAAAGTACACGGTTGCAATGGAAGCAAGACTCGAATCTCCATTCACGTTTACTGGAGTAATCTGGCTACCTCCAGAGGTATACCTGGTTGCTGAATAATCAAGCACCCCTACCATATACCAATCTGTTGCAGAAGTTGGTGCTCCAGTGACGTTCCTGATACGCAGAAAATCAAGATACACTCTCTTCGAGGCGTTTCCTGTTCCAACTTCTGTGTTCTTAACTAAGAGACAGTTGGTCTTGCTGTTAGCAGCCTCATCAAAAGCAATCCCTGAACTGGTGATTGCAATACCAGTTGCAGGAGTGGGATTGGTTCCTACAAAATAGCAACCCTGCTCAGCAAAGGCATGCTTCGCACCATACATGGGTTGAACAATCTGAGCCCCATACCTATCTGCCCAATTCGATGTCTCTGCTCCATCAGCAATGGCTGATGGTAGACCTTTTCTTACAAGACTTGTATTAGCCATTTTTTACTCCTTCCTTAATTTAGTTACGAGCCGATTGCAAGAGCGTAGATGTAACCGGCTGACGTTACGTTAACTGCGCCGATTCCTGCCTCTGAAGACTTGAACAGTAGTAAGACTCCACCCGTGGAATCCCACCAAGCTGAGACTGGGGCAGCATTTCCTGCGATTACTCCATCCCCTACATAAAAGGGAATCAAGTAATCAAGATTAGTCAGCCCACAGTCTCTAGCTGAGACAAGAATCCCATCTGTACCATAGTCGGTGCAAGAGATCTTAATAATGTTAACTCTCTCAGCACCCCAAACCATGAACTTATCTATCGTTATTGTTCTTGTTGAAGCTCCCATAGCGTCACCTCCTTATGGTGCTATCTTAAGGTCGATGAGTGAATACTCTTGCGACGCATTGACCTGCATCACCCATCCTACGACCGCTGTGGTGGAAGCTGTAATAGGCCCAATAGCACCATCCGCTGTGCCACCTAACCCCACAGGCGCACCAATTACTACTGTGCCCTGTGTCAACACTGGGCATGGCCCCCAGGTCTGAACCCAAGAGTAGTATCCTATAGTAACATCTATAAGGGACACTCCAATAGGAAGTGCAGTGAGACCTGATAAAAGAGCAACTGTCACTGAGTCATACTTGGCCTTTGTTAGGGTAACCTGGCTAGAGGATATAACCATTGCTTTAACAAGAGGGTCATAAAGCTCCACCCACATAGCGAGGCTGCCTGCATTGGAAAGGTGACTCTTGATCTTGTAGAGTGTACCTTCAGGGACTTCATCATTAGCGTGCATGTAACCGTTGGCATAGTAATTAATTGTTGCTGGGGTAGCTCCAAGAGTTACACTAACTCTAGTATCTCCAATAGCAGCGCCAGCTGCAACGGTACAGTTGAGGTGATTTGGAAGAGGTATAGCACCCTGTAACAATAGACCATCACCTAGGGCTGCTGCACCATTTTTAGCGTAGTAGAAGATTCTTCCATCGCCAAATGGCTCTATGCTGTCTCCAATATTGTGAAGCGCAGTTGCAGACTGCTCATAGATTGATTGACGAGGAATTACTCTTCCACCTCTCATACTTGTTACAACATCACCTATTGCCATTTTATTCTCCTTTCGCCTCTGTCAGGCTCAGAGCCAGCATTGTCTTGCCAGCTAAGGTTTAAGTTAATCCTGTTAACATGAAGTTAGCTCTTGGCTCGATACAGAGAAAGTTTCCGCCAAGAAGTAACTGCCTCACATACATATCAGCGTTTACAGGTGTCTTGGGTTCCGTCCACTGGAAGTTTTTGTTCTTATTAATGACTACCTTCCAGCGATCTGTGTTAAGACCGAAGAAATAACCTGCTGGGCAGTGATTGTCAACAATAATCACAAAATGATTGTTGAACTCTATCCCAGTAGCTCCTACCTTAAACAAATCACTATTCTTCCCACCACCTTGGATAAAACGCTGTTGTGGCTGAACACGAGCCCAGATCTTATCATAAAGAGTCTGGGTAGTAATGCCCATATCAGGCAGCTTATCGTCAAAGGTACACTGACCAATGGCTGCGTTAATCATGTCGAGAGTGATTGCTCCACCTGTGGTGTTGTTGTAAGCATTCCACCACGTATTAGCAGAACGATCAATCCCTCCGTAAGTTGTGAAGTTTGTGTAATCGAGAGCATTTAAAAGGCCCTCGAAATCCTTACTACTGTTACCTGTCCCATTTCCAAAGAACGCTGTTGACAACATATCATTCATCGTCATGCTAGCTCCCTGCATTTCACTCTCTAGATGAGAGATGATCTGCTGGTCACTATCAGTCTCTGCCAACTCCGTCCCTGTTAGCGTAACATTTACCCAATGATACTTCCACGACCACTTAGCCAAGGTTTTCTTTGGCTTAAAACCAATATCAAAGGTATCTGCTCCACTATAGGAACCAGATGCGTGCTTTCCGTAGAGGCGATCATGTTATCGCTGAGTGCTTTATCTCAGCTTCTCATAGTTTCCTATGAGTCCAGACTATGTCATCACTCTCAACTCAAGAGTGCCGGAGGCTCTTGCTCAAGATTATCGTTGGGACTCACCTGAGTAGTCGTTACACCTTCCTCAGAACCTTTGCCCCCTGAGGCTTGGCTCGGCGTTAGCATGCCTACCAACTCCTTGCCTAGTAGGTTTAGCTGTTCACCGAATTCATCCGGTTTTCCATGAAAGAGAAGAGACTCTTCATTATTGAGTTGCTTACTTATCTCATAACTAAGCTCCCTCATTTTGATAAGCTCATCCGATAGTCTGTAGCCTCCCCTTGTCATAAGGTTCTCCTGAAACCACATCACAAAGGAGGCTCTCTTTTTCTTTGTTATGAGATAAGGAAAAATTTCTCTCAGAAAAGCTATAGCCTGCTTGGAGTATAACCTCGCTGTCCAACCACCCTCCTGCTTATCAAACTTGGCACCGGCCTTAGAAGCAAAGTACTCTATTGTCTCCTTAGAATTCATGCCAATTTTAACACAAACGTAGTGAGCAAGAGTAGTCTTAGAAAGAGCTCTTCTAACTCCACTTCTTACATAATGCGATCTGTAACCCTTACAGATTATAACAGAGCCCTCTCCGTCAATCAAACCAGCAAGATATGCTTTTTCTGTTTCAGTCATCCTCTCCTCCACGCTGCTCTCTAAAGAACAGGCTGATCAATCATCCTACCACCTTTGAGTTCGACCTTAGCCTTAGCCATCATCCTGGTTAGGAACTTGTTAGCTATAAAGACCTGGTCGATCAAGTGTGGCAAGTACTGATCTTTTACTGCGGTATCTAGATCCGTAAAAGGTACTGCCATATTATCCTCCATCCTTAAAGTATTTGGAGCACCCAGTTACTGTAAATATATAGGGTTAGAAAGACGGAGGTTGCTCCTAGTCTAATCCTTCTTGACCCCAAGGCTGGCGTTAACTCGAGAGGTTCTCTCTTCCCACGAGGCTGCTGGTTTATCTTCACTGGGACGTCGAAAAAGCGTAGCTTCGGGTTTACCTGATTCTACATCAGTGTCACGCTTAGCTTTCTCTGAGTCAAGCTGAGCTTTGACTTGAGTGTCTACCTCTTTCTTGATTATAGAATCATGATAAGTATCCTTGTACGATAATCCCAGGTCATCATACCCTTTCTTAAGGGCTGTCTCCAGTACCTTGTTGATATCGAAGTCTTTGTCATTGATATGAGCTAGACGCAGGTCAAATGCTTGAGCCATAAGATCAGTCATTCTATCACGCTTAGCTAACTCTTCTCCAAAGAATTTCTCTCTACCTGCCAACCTCTCTACCAAAGAGCCAAGTTGTTTTTGGAGCTTCTCGAGTGCGAGTTCTGCTCCAGTCGTCTTGACCTTCTTTCCCTTGTCTGCTACCTCATCACCATCTCCACCTTCCCCTGTGAGTGCTTCTGGATTAGCAGTTACATAGTCGCTCCACTCTTCCCATTGCTGAATGCGAGCATCTCGAGTCTGGACTCCTTCCTGTAATTGGGCAAGTTGAGTCTCGAGTTGCTTCTTCTCACCAGCAGTTGTTTGGGATTTCTTGGTATAACCTGCTTGCAGAGACTTTGCGAGCTTGGAGAGCTTCTCATCCCTTCTGATAAAGTCAATCTCTTCCTTAGTCAAACCTTCTGCGAACTCCTCAATCTTGTCTAGAATCTCTTCCGGTGGCATGATTTCCTCCTCCCTTATTCTTCAGTCTCTTACCTCAACATTTGAGGAAAGAATTATTGAAGAGTGGTAGTTTAATTATTAACTACAACATCATTCTTGCTTCCTCTTCCCCAGGTTGCCCTTCCTCTTGTTTAGGGGGGCGCTTGGTCTGCTTGGACTTGCGAGGTGGACGCTCTCCAGGTTGGGGCTCACTAGCCATTCCTTGCACAGCACTCTGGATCATAGTGAGAGCTTGTCTAACCGCCTCTACTAGTTGTGGGCTACCACTCTGCTCAGCTGATTGCATGAGCATCTGGGCTCCCTGCATGATTCCCTGAGCCGCTGCTTGTGGCCCTTGTCCCTGTTCTTGTCCTCTCCTCCCTCCCCCTCTAGCTGCAAGTTGCCGCATCATGGAAGAGGTATCAGGTCTCTCTCCCTCTGGTATGCCTCCCTGTCCTGGAAGTGGCCCAGGAATGGGTTGTTCTCTTGGCATGGTTTCTCTCCTTTCATTCTTTATTTTAAACTGCCTCCTGAGCTCCCACTACCCTTGTACTAGGCAAGTAACTGGGAAGCCCAGGAGACCCTAGTTGTGTTGGGATCTAGGCAATCAAACCTCGCCCTTTCTTGCCCCTTCTCCCCTTAGCCTTTCGACCTCGTTTCCTACCTCTTTTGCCTTTTCTGGCCATGCGCAACGCCTCCCTCCGAGCTGAGACTTACTAGCTCAAGTCGCCTCACTTGAGCCTACCTCCTTTATTTTACTGTTCTTGTTCCTCATACTGAACACCTGGCTTGTTAATCACTCGCATTCTAGTACGTATAGCATCTCTTAACTTATCATTCTCCTCTGTATGCCTATGTCCACAATCCCCAACAGGAAAAGTAATGGCCAACTCTGCTTGCTCTCTCTTGATAATGAGTTTATTCACAACCTTTACAAGAACCTCCTTAGCTACTTTACCCATCCACACTAGTCTCCCATAGTCGCGCCACTGCAAATCAGGCCCTTTGCTAAAATACAAATGTCCACCAAATTGCCTCTGCAAAAACTCTAAGGATTCCTTGTTCGTATTGGTAATACTGAGTTGCAAGTTGTATCGAAGCCCAATGAAAATACATCCCTCTCCATCTATCATTCCGGCAAGATAGAATAAATTACAATTTTCGCACATTACGTTGTCTCACTTGGGTCTATCTTTTAGATGATAATGCTTTCCTAGTTACATCTCTACCCTTGTGAACTCTCCGCCCATGCTTATCGTAGAGCTTGCCTTCCTTAAACTTGCGCTTGAGATAACGGAGCTTTTTAGACATTCTTCCCATGCTACTTCCCCCTCGGCTTTTGCATTGCTTGCTCGCTCCCACCACCTAGCATTTGCTTGCTCATCTTCTGTCTAGTTGGCTGGCGAGGTGGCATAGTACCACTAGCCTTCTTCTCCATAACTCTCTTCATCACAGCTGCTCGATTAGGCCACTCAATTACCTCTAACACCTCTTCATCATCTATTATCTGAGAGTTGAATAACTGCATCGCTATTAAACCCTTCTGCCATTTAGTAGTGGCTAGAGAAGAGGTTGGCACTACTTTAAAAATAAAGTGCTCGTGAGCGGACTTGAGGGGGATATTGTGCTTATCGAGAGATTCGAGTATATTCTTGCGTAGGTAGATAAACTGTTCATATCCCTCTCCCCCTCCCCAGAGATGGAATACTCTATCCTCACTAAAATACTCAAAAATACGAGAAATTAACTTCTGACCTATCTTCTTCTCCAGGGACTCCAGTTGTCTCGCCTTTAATCTAATCGCTGTTTGAGCTGCAGTCTGCAAGCTATCTATTGCATTGCCACTGGTTACTTGACCAGGCTTCCTGCCCTCCATTACTTCTGTAATAGTAGAGATCTTCTCCATTGCTTGGGGAAGCATTTCCAGGACTCTCATAATATAAGAGGGCATGGAAGGAGGATCTTTCCTATCAATCTTAGTCCCTGGGCGATACTTAACTAGTTGACCAGGGGCATTATTGAGCTTATTCCACTCATCTGGAGAAAGTGCAGTCTTCTCCCCCATCCAGATTCCATTCCCCATCGCTATGATATTCTCAACTACCCCAGCTAGTATCTTATTAAACATAACCTGGGGCATCTCGTGCTTCATAATCTCGTTGAGACCGTAGGCATCGTCTACATTGAAATCCCAACTCATTGCATCATAAGGGAGATCACCATCCCAATAGGGGTTGACACTATCACTAACTATGCACCCTCCAGCGACCCTGATTACTCTCCAGTTAGGGTAGACTCTTACCATCTTTCCTTTTTCGTCTTTCTCCTTCTTCCTATCCTTAATCCAATACTCTCTCTTAATTGATCTAGGGATGGTACTTACTCGAGTTCTACCTTCTGTGCTCTTACCAAGAATCTTCCTAATTTTCACATAAAGAGAATCACTCTTCTCAGTAGCTTGCTCAGAGAAGTCAGCTTTAATGTCATCTGCTCGCTTAGAATAGGTATCACGGAGCTCCTCTGTGGGGCAGACACCTTCAATAGCGAAATACTCCCCTGTATTAAGGGCATAAGTTCTCCTCACAAAGGGATCGAAGACACACATTCTAGGATCAACTATTACTGTATCAATATCCCCTTTGCCAAAATTCAGGGACTTTACCCAAGGGACATTGGTATAAGCCATGCCGAAATACTGCTCATAGAATACCAACTCTGTGAGTTTATCCTCAAACATTCCCTCATCAAGGATGCCCATTATGGTAGAGGTGAGCACCTTGGCTACTTCTCCAAGGTCATCATCTTGGCCCATTACTACTGGCTTGCGGGAGAGCACTTGCATAGTAGGGCGGCCATCTGTGAGTAGGGCTGTCTTCTTCTCCACTATCGGGCCGATGAAGTTCATTACAGCATCGACTTTGTAACTGGGACGTCGATCAGGCCACATCTTCCCCCTCTGGCCTAGGTCAACGTGACGCTTCCAGTCTACTGCGGCATCATCCCTAGCGGCAGCTCCTTCTTTCCAATAGCTACCTAGCTTATCTAAGAGTTCCTGCTCCCCTCTACTTATGCTCATTAAACCTCTTTGGCTTAATATCTTTCAGATTTAAAATTGTTATTCCCACAACCTTACCTATTTTTTGCTTATATCGGACTAAGACAGGGATCATCATTTCTTCACAAATTGCAGGAGTTGGCTTGTTAAAGCTTATATATAGAACGTCTGCATGATTGTCATAGTCACAAGTTACTTTCACAGCTCCAACCAGCTCCTCTCAGGGACACTCTTTCCCTTTTTAGTGAAGTAATCACTCTCCACTTTCCAAGCACGCTCTTCGCTATTGATCTCTTCCCTGTACTCCCTTTCATGAGGCAAGCTTACACTTCCCTCTGGACTGGGAAAGAGCTCCCTTGTTGCATCCTCATCAATATGGAGCTGGGAGAGATTCAGTTTCAATAGCTTCAGGAGTGCTTTTGCTAGCTTCAATCTCAGCTTTGAGTTGCTCATCTCGTTTCTCTTTTGCTCTCTTATCTCTCTCTACTCCACACTTCTCACCACAGACCTCTTGGCCTAGGCGAGTAGGGGTGAACTCCACTTGACAGATTGAGCATTGTTTAGAACTCGCCCCTGCCACTCCCCACTTCCAACTTCCATCAAGCATGGGAGAGGTAGCTGTGTTGCCCCTCAGTTCTGCTACCAAGAGTCCACAGACCAAGTGCCACTTAGGGATGTGCAGGACGAAATCTGCAATCTCTACCAAGAACTCCTGATCTGGAACCTGGAGTTGAGATAGCAGCAGATTGGCTGCTTCCTCTAGCTCATCAAAACTAGGCCCAGGGACTTCGACAACTGGATTTAATGAGATAACCTGCTCCTCTACCATTTTACCTCCTCTTACCTCAAATCTTGAGTTGAGAGCTCACATATTTAACCAAGCATTCTTCCCTTGATAGTAATCATCTGACTCGTGCATAGTTACATCTCTCATCCAACTATCATCATCCTCAGGCTTCTTAAACTTCATCTCTGGAGGATTGGAGAGAGCTTCCACAGTAAATGGTTTTAGCTTAGCTGCCATCGTCCTTAACAGGGATGACTCATCAAAAGAGTGACCTAGCACAAAGGTAGCTATCATAAATGCTATAACTAGATCATCCTCCCCTCCCCTATCGGCTGTGCCAGAGTCCCTGCCACTCTCATAGAGGACACGGATGAAAGAGTACATTTGGTCAATCAAATCACTAGACCTAATAACTAAGTAGTCCAAGTTGAGGCAGGCGCTCGTATAGTCACAGAGAAAGGACTTGGTAGACATATTATTATCCCACCCGAGTTTATCGGTGTGGTACTTTCCAAGCTTGTCAAAGTATTGCCATCTATAAAGATTCCAGTAGATGTCTTTGAGTTGGGTAAGGGTTGTAAGACCATGATTGTTAATCTCCGGAGAGGCCAGGGCCTCATTATAGTAATTGCCGAGGAGAGCTATCTTTCTTGCAAATAGCACAGGATCAATTATCTCTTTATACTCGGCAACCTGTGTGACTACAAAATCTCCTTGTGGCACGAGTACCACTTCCATTCCAGCACAGTTGCCACCTTCCACTCCTCCAGTAGTGTCTGCCCCTAACACATAGTCTCTACCAGGAAGGGGCATTTCCCAAATCTTAAGAGGGCCATCCTCATTCTCTATTAATCCATATTCTGAGATGTCTCCAATAAAGATAGGATCAATGATTGTGGACTCCCTGAGCTTCACAAGTTTATTTCTATTGAAGTAACACTTCCCACTTGAGATAAATGCTTCCTTATCAGTAGTGGGATACTCCTGATGGAATAATTCCACATCTCCATCAAACTCCTTAATCATAAACCTTCTCCAGAATAACTGCTCTGGAGTAGCTTTATACTTCTTGATGAGATAACCTTCCTCTGGTTCAAGGGTAGCGAGTAGGTCACCCTTCATCTCGATAGAGGGAAAGGGCATCGAGTATTTAGGGAACTCAAGCCAGGAGAAGAAGATAGGATAGAAGTTATTTCTCTTCTTCTTGGCTTCCTTCCACTTCTCATGGAAATAATCTCCTTGCCCATTAGCTGTGGACTCAATAGCGAGGAAGGTACCTGGAGAATTGGGGATGGTAGGGATTACATTAGCGGCTACCTCACTACCATCTGGGTAGAAAGCAGCCTCACTTAGGTGACCATAGGTGTAGCCAGCAGAGCGAAGATCTTCCATCCTTCTAGCGGAGTATACTTCTATCTGTGAGCGCAGTCCTGGCTCGATTAACCTATTCTTGTCACTGGGATTCTCGAAGACTAGCTCATTCTTGGAGTAGAACCTAGTCATTGGACGCAGGGACGCCGGCAAGCACTCATAAAATAACTTGCTCATAGAGAAGATAGTATTCAGGGACTTTTTATTATGAGCGATTATAAATGCTTGAGTGTTGGAGGTAGTGTGGACTCTGTGGAAGATTCTTGACTCAATATAGGTAGATAAGCCCTCTCTCCTTGCCTTGAGCACCATTATCTTAACATAACCAACTGTTTTGAATAGGTGCTCTACTGTTGCATCTAGTCTAACCTGGATGGGATTGAGAGCAAAGGGGATAATGGACTCAGGGTCGAGAATCTTGATCTTGAGAAGGTTCTCTGCGTAGTATCTATACTCCCTGATTCTGGATAGGTCAAATTGAGTTATCATCTCTCACTTAATGGGAAGCTTCCCCAAGCAATCTTGCAGTTGAGACTTGGTAGTTGCACACTTCTCCATCACGTCAGCTAACACATCCTTCTTAATCAAGACATAACCCACAGGGACGGTTGCTCCAGTTGGAGTAGCAACTGGCGTGTGGACACAACTACATGCTATCAAGAAGCTGAGAGTAAGCAATAACAAGATCCGAGACATCTGCACCTTGGACACTTTCTCTAACCTCCCTTGCTAAGGTTAATAGTTGCATTAGATATTGGCGGCTAGCCTTAGCTTGCTTCACAGGGTCATCTTGAGTGAGATGGTTAATGAGCTTCAATCCCTGCTCCAGAGCCCCTGCGATTGAAGTTACTCCTCCTCCCATGAGAGAGGAGGATACCATTTTCAATACATCTGATGCGTCCATGTTACCTCACTTTGTTGCTAGCGTACTCTTACTCGTGAAGTATCCAATCACTGCTCCACCTACGCAGACTAGAAAGGTTATCCAATTAAAGGGCTGAGAGCCTAGATAGGAACGAACTGGCTCCAGGATCGCTAACAAGACAGCAATAATGTTCGTGATAATGTTAATGATCTTAGGACTTAACATCTAGATCACCTCCTTTTTCTTTAACCTTCTTCCACAATCACTAACTCAACAGGTTCCTTCCTCAACCAAGCAGGGACGATGTACTTGAGCATGAGTCTCAGGAAAGCAGCAATGGAGCTACCTACCCAATCTTGTGCCCTTGATTCTCCTACCAAGATACAGTCCTGAGTATCCTTGGGAGCATTACCAATGTGAATCTCTATAAAATCATGCCCAGGGACTCCACCAAGCAAGGGCACTATCATATCATTATGAGGGGAGAAATAAGGTTCAAGGGGATAGATACCAATAGGGATAGGGGAAGATGGCTCGAGAGTAAAACACAAATGGAGATCTCCTAGTAACAACTCTCCACTAGTTGAGTGCAAGCCACTAATCTTTCTAACAAGTTGAAGCCTCATACTATCCTCCTAGAGATGTGGAGTCCCTGTGAGGAGTACAGGGACTCCGAGAAAGGAGAAGGGAGATCAATCCTTTACTGGCTCATTATCTTCTCCAGGTTCATCTTCAATTACATCTGGCTCCTGTTCATCTTCAGGAATATCTTCTTCCTCTACTTCTCCCTCCATAAAGGGAGATTCAAGAGAGAGTGGCTCCTCTTCCTTAGCTACGATGGGAGTCCTAATCTCTTCCCTTATAGTCGTGATTTCCCTCAACCTAGACTCATATCCTCCCTCTTCACCACCCTCTAGTGATCTAGCCGGCTTCATTATTCTAGCCGCAATGCTAACCATTGCAGTAGCACTTGATTGACGAGAGGGGAGGGGAATCTCATCATTATCAATAGTGGCATTATGCAAGTCTGCTCCCTTAAGAGCTCCCTCAAATATCTTATTCTGGAGCTCGAAGATTTGCTCCTCCCTTCTCTTTTGCATCCTTCTCAATTCGAGTTGGAAGAGAGGGGACTGGATTATTTGAGAGAGTCTAGACTCATTAATCCCCATATCCCTGGCAATGTCCCTGTGTTTAATCCCTAGGCACAATCTCCTAGCAATTTCTAGATGTTTAGGGAGTATCTTGGTTAGAGGTTGCTGAGGGCTTCCCATTTCCTTCTTGGCAATAACTGTTTGCAGTTCTCCATTACTCATACCAATCACTATAACTCATTGATTGGGGAATGTCAAGA